TCCGCCGGCGCCGCCATCGGGTCCGCCCGCACCGTCGGCACCCGGCGCACCGCCGCCGGCTAATCCGGCAGAGTCGGCGGCCGACCAGCAGTTGACCGCGCTGGACGAGGACGAGCAGGTTGCCAAGTTTGTGTTTCATATGAAACGCGAGATGAATGATGCCCGCGCAGCCTGATCGCGCGCTGATGCGCGCCGTTGCCGAGGTGATGCTGTCGGAGGAACGCGCGCGCGCGGCGGCCGACCGGGAAATTGCCGCCGATCTGGTGCGGCTGCGCGAGCGGATCGACGAGGTTGGAGCCATCATCGAATTGAGGGTGACGGCAGCAACCGCACATTTGAAAAACGGCGCCGATGGCTTGCCGGGGCCGGCCGGCGAAGCTGGGCCGCCAGGGCCACAGGGATCACCAGGACAGGCTGGCGACCAGGGGCCGCCGGGAGAAGCGGGCCTGCCGGGCGTGCCCGGCGCCGACGCCAGGCAATGGCGGCACCGCCGCGGTTACAATCCGCAAGCGTCCTATGAAGATGGCGATGTGTGTGCCCATGACGGCGGATCATGGCTGGCGCTGCACGACGATCCGGGGCCGCTGCCGGGCGACGGCTGGGCGCAACTCACCGTGCGCGGGCAGCGTGGCAAGCCCGGCGACAAGGGCGACCGCGGGCCGACAGGTCCGGAAGGACGCGGCATTGCCGACCTGTATATCAGCGAGAACGGCGAATCCCTGGTGGTCGCACTCTCGGACGGCACGCTGCGCGATGTCCCGTTGGTGACACGATGAGCGGCAACTGGGGACATAGTTTTGTGGTCGTGCAGCCGCCGGGGCCGATCGAGACCGATCTGGTGACGCTGGCGGATCTCAAGCTTGAGCTAGGCATTACATCCACGGCCGAGGACGCGGCGCTGCAGGCGCGCATCACCCGGCTGTCGGAACAGATTGCGGAATATTGCGATCGTATCTTGGCGCTGATCGCTGTCGAGGAAACCTTTGCCTTCAACGGCGGCGGCCGACCATGGCCGACGGCGCCCGGTGAAACGCCGGGAACCGGCATCCCGCTGGTGCTGATGCAATACCCGGTGACCGAGATCACATCCCTGACCCGCGACGGCACCGCCATCGATCCGGCGGAATATGACCTCAACGCCTTAAGCGGCCTGCTCTGGCCACGCTCGGGTTCGTGGGGCGGCCGCATCGTGGCGCAGTATTCAGGCGGCTATGACCTACCCGATGGTGCGCCGGCGACATTGCAAAGCGCGGTGATCGAGGCTGTGCGCCAGCGCCGGGCCTACTCGTCGCGCGATCCGTCGATCCGCGAGGTCTCCCACGACATCACCCGCGTCGGCTATTACTCGGAGCCGCTCAACTCGACCAGCGGCCTGTCGCAATCGGTGGCGGGATCGCTCGATCTGTTCCGCCGGCAGTATGTCTGACCAATCACGCATCATTGCAGAATATTGCGAGGTCACACCATGTCGTTGACCGGCTTGTTGTTGGGAATTATCAACGTCGCCATCGTCGTCGCGGTCCTGATTTTGATTGGCTACATCATCCTGTGGTTCATGGGGCTGCTCGGCTTTCCAATCCCGGCGATGGTGCAGAAGATATTCATGGTTATCGTCGCCTTGATAGCTCTGTATATGCTGGTCGCGCTACTGGTCGGTATTCCCACGCTCCACATCGTTGGGCCGCTGCATTAGCGATGGCCCTCGACTATAGCGCCCTGCTGTTCGATCCGGTGTACGGCGAACTCGGCGTGCCGGCGGTGCTGACCGTGCCGGGCGGTACCGATCTTGCCATCACCGTTATTGATGACACCCGGCCGAAGGACCTGCCGGTCCCCGGCACTTCCGGCGCGGTGGTGCATAGCGTCGGTCCCGGCGCCTTTGCCCGCATTCCCGAACTGGCGGGCCACGGCATCGTGCGCGACGACTATCTCGACGCGGTGCTGGCATTCAACGGCCGCTCCTGGATCGTGCGTTCCTATGAACTGCGCGGCTCACCGAACGGCGAGGATCTGGGCGAGGTACGGTTCCTGCTGAAAGAGGCGGCGCTCGGGTGAAGGACGTGCGCGAGAATGTCCTCGCGCGTCTGCTCGAACTGGTCGCCGACATTCCGAGCATCCGCTCGACGCAACGCAACAACGTCGACATCACCGAACTGCAGTTGCCGGCCGCGCTGTTGTTCGACGGCGACGAAGAAACCGAAGGCGCCAGCGATCTCTCGGCGCGGTTATCGCCGCGGCCGTATCCGACCCGGATGACGCCCATCATCTCGATCGTGCAGCAGGCCGACGCGGTCGGATCGGAAATGACGGCGTTCCGCAGTCAGTTGGTCAAACTGGTCCTGAACGACACCGAACTCAACACGATCGTCAATGCCGGGCGGCTCGGCAACGGTGCCATCCGTTACCTCGGCTGCAAGACCGAGTTTGGCTGGGGCCGGCTGACGCATGGCGTGCTGAGCCTTGAATTCCTGTTCAAGTATTCCCTGAAAATAGAGGAGCTATAACCATGCCAACGGCACCGGATGTCCAGAACTATCACATCGGCAAAGGCATCGTCAGTTTCAAGGAAACCGGCGGCGTCGATTATGTCGACCTCGGCAACGCGCCAAAGTTCATCTACACACCGGCGGTCACCAAGAAGGAGCATTTCAGCAGCCGCGAGGGAGTGAAAACAAAAGATTTCACCGCCGTGACGCAAATCGGCGCGACCATCAAAGTCACGCTCGACGAGATCACCGGCGACACTCTCGCCATCTTCGCGCTCGCCACCACCGACACGACGACACCCGGCGAGGTCACCCTGTCTGGCCTGTCGAAGGCCGAGTTTGTCGGCGAGCTGAAGGTGGTAGGCACCAATGACATCGGCCAGCAGGTCGACTTCGACGCCACGGTCTCGTTCATCCCGTCCGGTGATTTTAGCTTTATTACCGACACTGACGACTTCACGACCATCGTACTTGAGGCCGAGGTGATGAAGGGCACCGCCGGTGATTTCGGCGTCTGGACTGTCCGCGACACCGCCCCGCCGGCAGGACCGTAACCATGGCTGACCTATTAGACATCGCACCCTCGACCGCGGTCGAGGTGGTTAAGCTCGACGGCCAGCGCATCGTCGTGCGCGGTCTGCATGGCGATGCCATCGCCGCGATCGTGGCGCGGTTTCCCGAACTGGCTGCTCTGCTCGGCGGCATGAGCGGCAATATCGGGGCGCGACTGATCGAACGGTTCGGCGGCGCCATCGGGCCGATCATCGCGGCCGGCTGCGGCCATCCCGGCGAGGAGAAATACGAGCAGCACGCCGCCACGCTCTTGGTGGAACATCAGTTGAAACTCTTGAAAGCCATCATCGGGCTGACATTCCCAAACGGGATAGCCGCCTTCGTCGAGACGGTGACGAGCGTGCTCGGCGCAACGGACGAGGCGGCAAAGACCATCAAGGTGCGCTTGCGGGCCTCGCGACAGCCATCACCGCCCTCATCCGACGCGGCTTCCCGCCCGCCTTTGCAATGACGCTGACGCCGCGCCAGATCGCCGCCTATCTCGAATTCAGCGACCGGCTCGATCGGATCGAGCGCGCCAACGCGCTGACGATCGCGGCACTAGGCGCACAGGGCGAGGGCAAGGATATCGAGAAGACGATTAAGGAATGGGGCGGGTGAAAATTATGGCGCCGCTGTCCACGCAATTTGCCGAGGATGGACCCATCCAAAATAATGAATGGCCAGGTGTTGCCGCCATGATGACGCCGAAAAAAACGGCCGCGAGGGCCAGCATCGCGGCCATGAAGCTCTTCGTATTGCTGCTCATCTTTCCTTCTTTCGCCTATCCCACCGGGACAGAAAACTAGCACCGATGGCTGCCGCCCGACTTGACGGATCCGGCCACCGAATTGCGCATCCGTGCCAAAAATGACTGAAAATGCCCGCTAAATTCACGGTAACGGTCGACCAACCGGCCTGGCTCAAGATGATCCGCGACAAGCAGCGCCCGGTAGCCACGGCGGCGGTGCAAGCCCTGCAGGACGTGGCCGCCGAGGCGGTACAGGAAGGCCGCAGCAATATCGGCAGTGCCGGCCGCTTCACCGGCAAATGGCAGTCCGGCCTGCAGTTCAAACTGCAAGACGCGCAAGACGGCGGCGAGCCATCGCTGCAAGCCAAGGCTACCGTGTTTCACAGTTATGGCCTCGCCTCGGTGTTCGAGTTCGGCGCCACCATCGAGGGCAAGCCGCTGCTCTGGATACCGACCAAGCCGGGGGCGCCATCGGCCCGCCGCTCGGGCAAGAAACTGGTTTCGGCGACCGTGCGCGGCACGCCCATGCTGTTCGACGCCAACGACAAGGACCGCCACCGCAAGCCGCTCTATATCGGCGTGCCCTCGGTGAAGATCCCGAAGAAGTTCAACATCATCGAAATCATCAAGCAGAACGCCGCCAAGCTCGGCGAGGCGTTCCTTAAACGCTTCAAGGATACCTGACACACCATGGCCAACAGGATATCGGTCGAGATCGCGCTCGAGGGCGGCGCCGAGATCGAGAAGCAGCTCGCCGACATCGGCCAGGCCGGGCAGAAGGCGTTCCTCGACATCAGCAAGGCGGCCGAGCAGGCCGGCGGATTCAAGAACCTCAAGCCCGAAGAGGTGACGCAGAAGCTCAAAGACCTCGGCGTCACTGGCGCCGATGCACTCAACAAGATCCAGGGCGCGGTGCAAACCGCGACCCGGCTCGAAACCGTGGTGCAGGGTGTGGCGAAGGTGGAAAATGCCTTCGCGGCGCTGGGCAGAGCGGCCTTAGCATTTGGCCCGGCCATTGTCGGGGGCATGCTGCTCGCCGCCAAGGAAATAGCTTCTTTCTCGGCCGAGATCACCAAGGCCAACGCCGAGGCCGTAAAACTCGGACTGTCGATCACGCAGTTCGACAAGCTGCGGCTAAGTCTGGAGGGCGCCGGCATATCGGCGCAAGGCATTAGCGCCGGGCTGGAGGGGGTCAAGAGCGAACTCGACAAGTTGGCGCTGCAGCAAGTTGCGGCCGACTTCAACACGCTGAAAACCGGCGTCGGTAACGGCTCGGACGCACTGCAGCGGCTGCAGGCGACGGCCAAGCAATTCACGCCGGCCGGCACCGCCGCCGCCGAGGCGCTGCTGAAGCTCAACATCCCGCTGCCGGGCATGGCGCAAACCGTCATCACCCTTTCCAACACCGGCAAGGCCGTGGGGGTGCTCGACAACGAGTTGACCAAGCTCGGCCCCAACCTCGCCAGACTCCAACTACTCACCGGCGTCCAGTTCAAGCCCGGCGACACCCTTGACGTTGCTATACCAAAGATCATCCAGGCGTTGCAGAAGATACCGGACCCGGCGCAGCGGGCGCAGGCCGCGCTACAGTTTTTCAAGCAGGGCAGCGCCGAATTTTCCCAGGCGATGCAAAACAACAGCCTGTCGTCCGATAATTTCAAGGCCAGTGTGACGCGGGACGCGCAAGCGATCACGCAGGCTCAACTCGACGTGGCTTCTAAGGTGGAGGAAAGCCAGAATAAGATCTCAGCCGCGTGGAAGCGGTTTGATCTTAGCACCGTGGCGAGTGAGATCATTAATCTCGGCAAACTGCTCGCCGGCATTGAATGGGGAATAGCAACCGAGGCTTTGACAAAGTTTGTCACGACGCCGGTCGCCAATGCCTGGCAGTGGATCGTCGACACGTTCTGGAGCGTCATTGGCAAGGTCAACGCCGCCGCGGCGGCTGCGGCGCAGCAGATCAAGGACTTTGTCACCACGCCGGTCGCCAACGCCTGGCAGTGGATCAAGGATACGTTCTGGGCGGTGGTGAAAAGTCTCGGCACCCTCGGCGGCGGCGCATCACCGGATGTCGGCGGCGGCGGTGGCCACGCGGCGGGCGGCATGGTCGGCGGGCGCGGTAGCGGCACCAGCGACAGCAATTTGGCCTGGGTGAGCCGTGGCGAATACATCGTGCCGGCGGCAGCAGTGGCGCAGCCGGGCGTGTTAGCCTTGCTGGAAGCCTTGCGGCACGGCATGGGCAACTTTGCGCTCGGCGGCATGGTGCGCGGGCCGCTCGGCCTGCCGGCCTTTGCCGGCGGCGGCATGAACAACGTCACCATCGCATTTCCAGGACTGCCCGAGATCACCGGGCTGCGCGCCTCGTCCGGCGTGGTCGACGAATTGCGCCGCGCCGCCGCCATGGCGCAAGTCCGCTCGGGCGGTCGCAAGCCGAGCCGCTACACCTGATGCCGGCCTATACGCTGCTCGCCATCGACAATATCGACTTCTCGCAATACGCCGTGCGCGGCATCACCATGACGCTGGCGCCGATCGACCAGAGCAAGAATCTGGCGCGCGACTGCCGCGGCCAACTGGCGGACATCTCGGTGGCGCAGTTCCGGCAGTACAAGGTCTCGATCACCTGTACCGACCACGAGGCGCCGGTGCTGACCGATGCGTGGCCGGGCGCCGACATCACCATCACTTGCATTCCCGGCCTTGGCGCATCCAACGGCTCGGGCGACGTGCTGACCATTCTCGCCAAGGTAACGAACTGGAACACCTCGCGCGACGAATGGGCGGCCGAAGTGGCGTGGACGTTGGAAGCGGAGCAGCGCGCCTAGATGCCTGCCGGAATGCCTTATTTCGCCTGGATCGATCCCGGCGAAACAACATTCGGCTCGGAGCATCTGCGCTGGGACGAGGACGTGTTCTCGTTCACGCTGGCGCAGGACGAGGGCAACCCGGCGAGCCTGACGCTGGTGGTGCGGCGCCCGCGCAATTCCAGCGGCAATCCCATCGGCCTGCTCGGTCCCGGCCGCAAGATATGGGCCTGGTTCGCGCTCGACTGCGGGCCGGATCTGATCCGCTTCCGCGGGCGCTTGGTCGGTGTTCCCACCACCATATTCGAGGAACTGGTGACGCTGGAATTCGTGGCGCGGCCGATCGACCTGGTGACGCAGAAGAACGCGCTCGCCGACAGCCTGCGGGTGCTGCCGTATTACGACGAGGCGGTGATCGATCCGACCCGGCGCACCGATCCCGAGGTCGTGCTGGAGGGCTACAGCGCGATCTGGCATTACGACCGTGAGACCCATGTGCTCACCATCTCCGACGAAATCACCGGCGAGGACGGGCTGGTCGAGTTCGACGGCGCGAGCGAAGACGGCAAGGTGTTGTATGACGGGCTCGGCCTGACACTCACCAGCGGGCCACTGACGCGCGTCGATATCAGCGCCGAATTCGCCTGGACCCAATTGGCGCAAGGCACCGTCGAACTGACGAAAGCCCTGCTTTCGCAGTGGCCCGGCGCCGGCCCGAATTATATCAGATCGTTTTACATCAATAAGGATAGCTGGCCGAAGACCGGGGCTTCGCTCGGCGACGGTTGGATCGCCGCGGAAGCAACAGCGTTTGCGCCGTCCTACACTCCCATTACCGTCACCGGTGGCAGCACCGCCACCGTGAAGTTTCCCGACGACGGCTGGTCCGGCCCAACGTCAATGACCACGACAGTGTCGCAAACACGCACCTCGGTGAACACGCCGCCGGGCTCGTTCGATCTTCCGGGCGAGCTGCCCGTCACCAAGACCAGTGCGTCTTTCCAGGACACTGGTGGGGGCGGCACAGCGCTGACTTCATACTCTTACAGTTACTCGCAGAGCACGACAGTACAGGTGATGCAGCACACCACGGTCTCGCTACTGGCTGGCTATGCGGCCAAGCGGCAGTGCACCGAAGTGGTGACCTTCTCGCTAATCGCCGACGTGCAGCACGTGCTGACCGATCCCGATGACGGCGAGGCGCTGCTGATCAACGACATCAAGTCGGTCAACCTGAGCGAGCCGATCAGCGACGGCTCGGTGCCGATCGGCGATGTCAGGCGGCGGTCCTATATCACGACCGACCGCGGCAATCAGAGCCTGGAGCATCTGATTGCGCTCGGGCGGGCGCATCTCTTGCAGCGGTCGCGGGTGGTGGAAATCGCGATCAAGCCGAAACTGTCGCGCCTGCCGGAAATCACGCTGCGCAAAAACGCCTTCCTGGTCGAGCCGCGCATCGGCGAGGCATTGGGCAAGATCATCGGCTACTCGGTGGGACTGAATGGCTCGGACGGTCGCGTCGATTGCCAACTACGCATCGGCTGCGCCATCGGGCGCGGCGGCTCGGCGGTGGCGGATGGCGGCGATCCGACCTATTGCACCGTCGACTATACCGGCGCCGACTACCAGCATTTCACCGGGCGCACGGTGTTGTTCGATACCTCGGTCGGCTACCAGCCGCCGAATGCCGATCCCAACGATGACGGTCTCAACTTCCTGTCGCCGCTTAAGCCGGATGACGTGATCGAGATCCCACTCACCGTTACGCACGCGCCGGACGGCGAGCGGGCCACGTTCAAGCTCAAGAGCGTGACCGGAGAATTTTCCTCCGATTACGGCTTACAGGTCACCGACCTGAAGATTCCGACCGGCTACAACCTCGAGGCGGTGTGATGGGCTTCGAGGTTGTCGTTCGCCCGGTGGTATTTCCAAACATTCGTCCGGCGCCGGCGCGCGTGCTTCCGTTGGAAGCAGATCCGACGCAGGGAATGGTGGTGATCAGCGGCAACGGCATACTGACCGTCAACGAGTCTTACAGCGCCAACGTCAGCGTATCGCGGCAAGTACCGCAGAACGAGGAAGTGCGGCAATACGACAAGGACAGGGTCTATCGGGTGGACTCTGCCGGCGCGGTCGACAAGTCGACCTACGTCGATGTCGAGCGCCTGAAGAAGGTCCGCCTCGCCAGCGGGGACACGCCGGTCAAGATGATTTATGCCGTGCCGCCGCAAGTCGACAACGTCGAGACGATAGAGGTGGACAATACACGGAGGGCCAACGGCTCATGACGCGCAACAATAACGTGGTCACGGCATGACCATCTATTACGTCACCTCCGGGGCCTGGGGATCGGGCACCGGCACGCCGAACTCAGCGGCACAGGTCGACGGCAATTTTTATGATGTCGACCAGCGCATCGCCGCGTTGAATGCCGACCTGGCCGAAGGCAAGCGCATCGACAGCATTACCTACACCGACAACAGCATGACGATCCTGTTCACGGACGGAACGTCGACGACCATCCCGCTGCCGATCGCCACCATCACCTACGTCGGGCAATGGCTCAATAGCACGCCCTACACGCGCGGCCAGATGGTGTCGCAACGCTCGCTCGGCATGTTCCAGGTGCTGGTCGACCACACGACGCCGCCGCTGCCGGCGATCTTCGACCCGAACGCCGTCGATGGCAGCGGCAACCCGCTCTATGCCTTCTGGATGCCACTCTACGATGTTAATTACGATGCGGCGATCTTCGTGCCCGGCAGCGTCCAACGGGTGGCCGGCGAGGCGCTGTTCCAGGCCGTCGCCAACCGCAGCATGCGCCTGGTGAGCGGCAACGCGCACGCCTATGCCTATCTCGATGTAGCGATCGGCGCCGGCAGCAACATCATTCTGTCGATCCAGAAAAATCGCGTGCAGATCGGCACCATCACGTTCACGGCCGGCGCTACGCCAGATGCCGGCGGCGGCCAGACCGGCGCATTCAACATTCCGGCCACCACCGACTTTGCCGAGGGCGATGTCTATGCTATCCGGGCGACATCATCCAATAACGCCACACCGTCCGGGCTGTCGGTAACGCTGCCGTTCCTGCGCACGGACATCTGATTTGGCGGACAATGTCGGGGCATATTCCCAGGATGTGCTGACGCGCATCACCAACGTGAACTGGGGTGGCGGCGGCATCTATGTAACCGGCTCGCAATTATTCTTCACCAACGAGATCAGCAACGTCTTCACCAACATTGCATCGAAGGACGACGACGATCTCACCAATTGGAATGTAACTTTCAGCTCGCCGCGGGGCGACGGGTTCATGATGTCGGAATATCCCGGCAGCTCTCTTTGTGCCGCGGTCAGTCCTGATCCTGAAAAGCCGAGCACCCCTATTTTTGTGCTCGGCGGGCTGAACGACCAGGATGACAAGCCGCGCGCCGCCATGATGTTAACGTCGTCGGACGGCAAAACCTGGACGCCGAAAACATTCGTGGAGTCGGGCGAGGTTTATCTGCTGACCTGGGACGAGGCAAAGAAGGCGATTTACGCCGGGATGCGGGACTATTCTAAACTCACCGAAGAACACATAATTTATGATGTAGTGCTGGCGTCGAGCGACGGCCTGACCTGGACTGAAGCCGAAAGAAAACCCGACGCGGGCTATTGGAGCAGCCCGGTCGAAAAGTATTGCAGCGACAAAGTGAAGGACGTGCACGGCAACAACGTCCCGACCAGCGTGTTCGGCTATGACGACAGAGCCGACATCCTGATCACGCCGGATCCGGTCTCGATTTCGTTTGGGGTCAGCTATCCGATCGGCGAAAAGATCCAGCACGGATTTCAACTGAAAATCATCCGGGGTCCGGCCAACGAATTCCCCGGCTCCGAGACGATGGCGCTGCCGGCGGGCATGGACCGGGTCTGGGCGGTGGCATACGCCGCCGGCATCTGGCAGGCGGCCGGACAGGCCGGCGACGATCCGGGGTCCGGTGTTGTTGCCACCTCGGTTGATGACGGAGCCACCTGGGAAATTACACTTGTGACTGCGGCGGGCTATGTTTTTTCCAGCATGGCCGCCGGTTCCGCCGGTTCAGTGAATGCTGGTCTGTAGCGTCAGCCAGCCGGCCCGGCGGGTTGCGATCGCGGCCGGCGTTGCCGAGGCGGCAGCGGCGCTCGACGCCCTGGCCGCCGGTATCGTGTTTGCCGCGCTGGTCGACGACCCGGCTTCGGCGAGCGATCGCCTCGATGCCTTTCTCGGCCAGATCATGCGCGAGACGGCGACGGCCGCCGCCACCGTCAATGCCGGGCTCACCTATGCGGTGCGGATCGACGAGGCGGCGTTTGCCGCCGTGTTGCTTACCGGCGCGGTGCCTACTGCGATCAGCGCGGCGGTGGCGGAAGCGGCGAGCGCGGCCGATGCACCCGATGCCGCCAAGCTGGCTGGTGCGCGCTTCGAGGGCGTGCTGGCGCTCGACGGGCCGATCATGCCGACGACACCAGAACCGACTGTGATCTATTTAGAGGGATAGTTCCTTGGCCTTCGCCGACACGACCTGGTATTGTAACGCAGGCAATCAAAGCACGACCGGCTATTATGCCGTGCCGCAGTTCGCTGCGTCGCATGCCTATTCTGCCGGGCAGATCATTCGTCAATTGACGGCGCCGGCTGTTGGATCGGAGCGATGCTTTGTCTGTATTGTTGCCGGAACGTCTGGCACAGAGCCTGCATGGACTGTAACCAGAGGCGCGAAGAACACGTCGACGACACCGGTGTTCCAGGAATGCACCGGCGCGTCGGCGGTCAACGGCGATCTCGCCAATACGCCGACCTGGACCGTGCAGAAGGCGGCCGGCACACCGACGCTGGGCGCCATCATCCAGCGCAACAACGGTGCCAGTTATCAGATCTGCTCGACGGCCGGCACGCTCGGCGCCTCCGAGCCGGCGTTCAGCGACACTGCCGGCACGACGACCACCGAAGGCACAACCACATGGACCTCGCTCGGCCCGGTCGGCAATTTCACCGGCGGCCAGGCCCCGCATGCGCGGCTGGCCAGTGCCTGCACGTCAACCTGGTTTGCGACGGGCAATACGATCTATGTCGGCGATAACCATGCCGAGGCGCAGGCGACATCGATGACGATCACGCCGGCCGGCACCGGTGTTACCGCAAGCCTCGGCAGGATCATCTGCCACAATCATTCCGGCAGCTATCCGCCGGCAGCGACGGACTTGCGGACGACCGCCACGGTCTCGACGACGGCTGCGGCTTCCATCACGTTCAATCCGAATGGAGCATCCTACTACATCTATGGCATCGGCTTGCAGGCCGGTGTGGGTGCGTCCACACCAAACACGTTCATTATCCTGACGCCGCTGAATGCCTATTACTACTTTGATAATTGCAGCTTCAAGATCGCCGGCACCTTCACCAATCAGATCCTGCAGATCAGCTCGTCGGCGAATGCGGGCGCGGTGGTTTGGAACAACTGCACGGTCAGTTTTGCCGGTGTGTCGCACTATATCGACGTGGGGACGGCGCAGTTTGTCTGGCAGAATACCGGCCCGGTGCTGGCGAGCGGCTCGTCGGTTCCGACCGGCCTGCTCGGATCATCAGCCAGCGGCCGCTTTAGCAACGTGACGATGGAAGCGCTTGATCTGAGTCAGTTGACCGGCAACTTGCTGTCGACCGGCAACACCCTCATGGGAAACTGGCTGATCAAGGACTGCAAGTTGAATGCAGCCATGTCGATTGCAACGCCTCCAGAATACGGCCATACGATGCAGCTCGTGCGTTCCGACAGTTCCGGTACCGCCTACAAGTCGGCGCGTTATCAATACGAGGGCACCGAGACCACCGAGACCTCAATCGTCCGCACCGGCGGCGCCGTCGATCCCAACGGCCAGGCGCAAACACGCAAGATCGTCACCACCGCCAACGCGCAATGGCTGCGGCCGTTCAAGGCGGAACCCTATGCGATCTGGAATCCGACGACCGGCTCGACCGTCACCGTGACGGTGTACGGCACGGTGAATTCCTACTACCTGCCGTTCAACGATGAGATCTGGATCGAGGTGGAATATCTGGGCGCGTCGGGATCGCCGCTCGGCACTATTCTCACCACCACCAAGGCGAGCGTGTTGGCGGGCAACCTGCCGGTGACGGCTGACACTTCGGTCTGGAGCGGGGTGTCGCTGCTGACCGTCGACGACGAACCATCGCCGCGCACCACCTATATGACTTTCGACGGCGCGCCTACGAGCGTGACGCTGTCGAGCGGCAACCTCACCGTGACACATGGCAACACCAGCATCGCCGGCGTCAACAGTTCCGACTTCGGCGGCCCGGCGGTCGGGCAGCTCGGCGTCAAGCAGTATTTCGAAATCAAGCTTTTGACCTCGACATCGAACGGCAACAGCATCGGCTACATGACGCCGACTGACGCAATCACGGCGGCGCCGGCTTCCGGCAACAACAAGACCGGCGTGATCTTGGGCTCGGCGTCGTCACTCATCTACACGCCGAACGGCATCTCGACCGGCAAGGATCTGGGCGCGGTTGCCGTCAACGACGTGATCGGCGTGGCCTATGACGGGGACAATTCGCTGCTCTGGTTCCGCAAGAATGCCGGCAACTGGAACGGCGATGCCAGCGCCAATCCGGCCACCGGCGCCGGCGGCGTGGTTGCTACTATCCGGCAGGGCTATACGCCGTATGTCGCGTTTATCGTCGGCGGCCCCTCGACCGACGTGATGACGGGCAACTTCGGCCAGACGACCTTTGCGTTCACGCCACCGTCAGGCTTCAGCGCTGCGGATGCATCTGGCGGCGGCGGTGGCGGTGGTGTCGCCGGATGGTCGTCGTTCAAGCTCGTGGCCACGCTATCATCGCCAAAGCCACAACTCGCCGGCTACATCCACGCCCGTGTGCGCGTCGGCAAGGCCGGCACAACCTACTACATCGATCCCAAGGTAACGCTTTCCTAACAGGAGAAATATCATGACCGACGAACGCGCGCCCGCGCGCGAATGCGCCGACGCATCCATCATCCGCGGCAGCGGTATCGACGAGCAGGCGCAAGCACACGGCCACTATACGGTCGAGTGCATCGGCGACGACGGCAAACTGAAATGGCGCGACACGATCGAGAATGTGGTCTGCACGGTCGGTAAGAACTTGATGCTCGACGCAGCCCTCGCCGGCACGGCCTACACGGTAACCGGGCCGTACATGGGACTGATCTCGGCGACCTCGTATTCGGCGGTGGCGGCGGGCGACACCATGACCTCACATGCGGGCTGGCTGGAGGGCGGCGGCACCAACGCACCGACCTATTCCGGCAACCGCAAGACCGCGGTGTGGTCGGCGGCGACGGCGGGAGCAAAATCGTTATCGGCGGCGCTGTCGTTCGCCATCACCAGCTCGGGCACCATCAAAGGCGCGTTCCTCAATTTCGGCACCGGCGCGGTCAACACCAAGGACGACACCGGCGGTGTGCTGTGGTCGGCCGGCACCTTCGCTACCGGCGACAAGGCGGTGGTGAACGGCGACACATTGAACTGCTCGTATAGCTCCAGCTTGTAACCCATGATCGACAAAGTCCGGTCGTGGTTTGCCGACAACCAGGCCCTGGTTTATTTCCTGGTGGCACAGGCCACCGCGATTGCTGTCGGTGGTGCCAGCCTGATTGCGTATTCGGTCAATTTAGAAAACAGGGTCACAACATTGGAGACGAGGGGTAGCCCACATCTCAACGTTATTGACAACCGGCTGACGGTTTTGGAGTCGCTGACGAAATCGAACAAGGAGTCGATCGATCGGGTGGTGACGGCACTGACCAAGGGTGTGGGAGATAAGCCATGAACGAAGGTCGCAGTTTAACGCCGGCCGGGGCGAACCTGATCAAACATTTTGAGAGTTGCCTGCAGAAGCGGGGAGAGTTGTATCATCCCTATCACTGTCCGGCTGGCGTTCTCACAATTGGATGGGGCCACACCAATCACCACGGGAGGAAATTCGATGATGACTCTCGATGGACGATGGCGGAATGTAATCAAGCGTTTCTGGAAGATATGGGGGGATTTGAGCGCGATGTACGCAAGGCTGTCACAGTTCCTCTTGAGCCGTACCAGTTCGACGCCCTCGTCAGTTTCACATACAACGTCGGATCAGGAAACCTCAACAAAAGCACCCTCCTCAAAAAAGTGAATGCCGGCGACTTCGAAGGCGCGGCCAAGGAGTTTGCCAAGTGGAACAAGGGCGGCGGCAAGGTGCTGGCCGGTCTGACGCGCCGGCGCGCGAGTGAATCATTATTGTTCCAGAACATTCCCGACGAGAACTACGACGGCAAGCCCGACAAGGTGATCAAACCGCTCGACCTCGGCAACATGCCACAGCAGGTAGATGCGCCGGATGAGTAGGCGCGAACTGCGGCACGAGCTGCGGGTGTTGCTGCGGCTGCTGGCCGAGGTGATGCGCGAGGACCAATGCCATCGCCGCATGCGTCACGCCATCATGCGGACGATCGAGCGGCTGTCAGTTTAGCCTTCCGGTAGGCCGCGGTCGCCGCTTTGGGCGTAGAAAAGTGGCCGAGTTGGATAACCCGGCCACCAATAGTAATCCGCGCCTTGTAATAGACGTAGATCGCATCCTTGCCTTTCAGCTTTCCGCGGCGCCGCTTGTAGCGGACGGTTTCTATGCTGACGCCGGGATAGCCTTTCACACCGCTGCAGCGTTCTTGCGGCGACGAGCCAGCCCCACCATGAACATGCCGGCCGCGATCAGACCAGGGATACCCGCACCGACTATGGGAGCTGGCACCGCTGCCGTCGGTCCCGGCTCAATGAAGAACGAATCCGGCCCGTCATTGAGGCCCGACATGCGAGCGACGAAGAGAACAGTGTCGCCCACACTGACACCATTGAGCGTCAAGCCGCTGATCGTGTAGTCGGGGAACCCGGTGCCATTGTTGATGTCCGGCACGTTGCCGGCAGTGCCGCCCGTGAACGACGACAGTACCGTGTGGGTGGTTAGATCGAGGAAGTAGAATGAGTTGAGAGTCTGCGCGGTGCCGGTATCGTTGATGTCGACACCGATCGAGAAGCCTAAGCTGCCGGGAGTCGCACCATTGGCCAACAGGAACGTCAGCAGCGGACTGCCGCTGCCGATTGTGTAGCCGGTGGCGAAGGTGTTATCGGCCAAGAAATTCCGGCCGCCGTTGCCCTGGTCGCTAAAAGCCTCGATGGTCGTTAGGTTGCCGCTGTTGCTGTAGTCGTTATAGCCGAAGCCAGCCGGTTGCTGCGGCTGGTTCTCGCCCGAGATAATCGCTGGAGCATTTTGCGGCTGGTTGCCATTCGGCACTGTGGCCGACAGCGTCAGCGTGGTGCCGGTGCCTGTCCAATTCTGACCGCCCAGAATGATGTCGGCCTTCGCTGACACCGGTAACAGCATCAGCGCGGCGGCTGATGCCAGTAGCACATTTCTCATGAGAGTTCTCCGTCAGGTGCCAGGATCCTGAGAGGCACCGCGCAGCCCACCGTATGGGCAGGGCGGTACGTCCGTTTCATGGGTTGGCCTCGAAGAATGCCTGCGAGAATCCGGCCGGCGTTTCACTCCGCCTCGCCGCCCGGTGAGGTGATGGCGGCAGCAGGTGCATCCTGCTGCCCTCGGTCGCCGGCACTCGTGCCTTGTATGGAGCGTTGAAGCGGCCCCAGAGGCAGGTACGTTTCGTGTAGGCGTCGCCATAGTCGGCCGGATCGAACAGCATCACCGGCTCGCCCAGCCAGCGGTTCAGCCGCCCGACCGGATTCTCGATGACCCACCACTGCGGGCGGTGAATGAGGATGATCCGGCAGGCGGCGTCGACCGCGGACAGACCGTCGAGCAGGACCTCTTCGCCCTTGCCCGCCCACCAGCGCGCCCCGCTGCCGGCAAACTCGGTGCATGGTGGCGCCGCCAAGACGCCGCGCACCGGATAGGGCAGCGCCTCGAACAGACGCACGTCCTCTCCGTGCTTCAGATCTATCTGCCTCACGTCGTAGCCGGCCTCGCGGTACGGGCGTGACCAGTTGCCGGTGAAGTCGAAAAGGGAGAGGATCGTCAGCATTTCAGCCCACCTGATGGGCAGGGCGGTACGTCCGCGTGCGGGGAGAACGAAGAGAGATTCTCTCCACGTCCCCTCCACGTCTGGGTGTTCCGATTGGTGCTGATTGGTGCCGGTTTGTTCCGGCTAGTGCCGAGGAAGTGCCCGTAAAATGGTGGGCGCTGTAGGGATTGAACCTACGACCTCTCCCGTGTGAAGGGACAACCGATATGTGCAATATCAACATCTTAAGCCTTTCCGCGCTTTCGTTCCACGTCCGCTCCACGTTTGGGCGTCGGCAACAATGCGGCCTGCTGCGCCTCGCTGGTGGGCTCGCTATGGGCATATCTCTCCACTGACGCCATGTCTGCCCAAGCTCCTGTACGGGTGAGGCCGAGTGCATCGAGCCCTCCGTATAGTCTCATCCAGGTCGCATAGTTATGACGGAAAACGTGAAAGGCGGTTCGCGCAGGAAGATCAATCCCGGCGTGGTCACAAGCCTCACTAAAAATGTCCCGCAGCCGACCTCCGTTATGGAAACGGAACAATCGCCCATTCCTGGCAAGGGTGCGAGGGTGTCCGGCAAGGGAGGCGACGACGACGGGCGGCAGATACACGGCACGGGGCTCTCCCGTCTTGGTGTCGGGGACGTAGGCATATTCCCGCTGCAGGTCGACCTGCTCGCATTGCAGCCCAAGCCCTTCTGACAACCGCAGGCCGGTGTAGTTGAGAAGCGTACAGAAGATGCCAAACTCGGCATCAATCTTGGATGCTTCGTCCAGCAGTGCAAATGTCTGCTCTGGCTTGAGCCAGAATGTCCGTTTGCTGCCGCGCCAGCCTTTCGGCCGCTTAATCTTTTTCTCGATCCCGACATGTTTCAGGATGGCAGAAACCGGTGTGTAGACTTGCCGGTTGCGCGTTGATGCCGGTGAGGCCGGATAGAGTTCGTTGGCCAAGGTGTCGATCGCCACTTGGTCAATGTCGGACAGAAGCTTCGTCGGCCATTTGTTGCAAATGGCCTCGACATATTGCCGTTCCCCGCCGGCCAGCATGTAGGCTTTTGCTGCGCTCAAGAACAACTCCGGGTCGGCGACCTTGGCGGGATTGGAAAACTCACCACGCTCCGCTTGTCGCTTCCAGGTACTGAAGATCGTGGCAGCGGCTCGCCTCTCGCTAGCGCCCGTACTTCGGTCAAGAGCGATGCCGAGGTATTTCCCTCGGACGTACCAGAACGGCGTTTTGCCCTGACGGGGAGGGACGAGTTTCCAGGGCATGGCATGGCCTCGATCAGGCGGGCTACATCTTCGTCGGTGAATAACTTTTTCCGACCGAAAGACCGATAGTAGGGGTAATCCCGGATAAAATCCTGCAAGCTGCGGCGGCTTATCCGCAGCTTTGTGGCCGTTTCGTCCATGGTGTGGAGAGCAGTCATCCGGTTGCCGCGGCCTTATCCGCTTCCGCGGCCGCAGGCTTGAAGCGCCGCCGGAGTGCGGCCTCCATTATCTTCTGGTCGGCCGGCTCGACCGTCTTCCATGCCTCTTTGAGGGCGGCGCTACCCTTCGCCGCCGCGATCGCCAGCACGTCGTCGAGCCGCGCGATGCGGTCGGTGGTAGTTTCCTCGGCCGCGCCGAAATCAAAACCCTCAGGCGCGGCCGAGGCATCGGGATCGGACGGATGGGGCTCGTCGATCTCCCGAACTTCTCCCGTTTCCGGGTCGTGTTGGAGCTGGGCATCCGCCAGCGGCTTGTGGGCATCCCGCGGGACCGCCAGTTCCAGCGGCGCGGGCTTTGGTGCTGCGCGCGGCGTGGTGTCTGCGCCGGGGATGTCGCCGACCTCGGTCTCGTCGAGGAAGCCGAGCCCGCAGATCGACAGAGTGGCGCGGCGCTTGGCCTTGGTCTCGGCCTTCATCAAGGTGTTAGCCAGCAACTCGCCGCGCAGGTTGGTGATACTGACGGCGCCGGTGGCAACGTCGGTGCGACCCTTGGCGTTGCGCACCTTGGCGGTGACGATGTAGATGCCTTCGCGCTGGCTCTCGCTCAGGGCCTCGACCGACACGCCGTGAATGTTTCGGAGTTGGTCGGTGCAGTCACGCAGCGCATAGAGCACCTCCTTGCCGCTCAGCGTGATGTAAGCGAAAGGCTTTGTCAGCGGGTTTAGGCCGAGGCTTTCACATACCTTAAAGTAATAGTTACTCTTCTGCTCAGGCGTCAGCTTGGAAAGGTCGCCTTTGATGACAACTCGTTCGATCAGGTCGCCGGGAGTGGATGGGGCCAGGTTGTTCATGTTGTTCATTCTCCTAATGAGGCAAATTCTCCAAAATGATCGCGCGCCGCCGCACAGTACGCAGCATGAGCATCTTGAGCATTTTGAAAACTTCCGAGAAATTTTCCAGCGATCGACGAAAACCATCTGTTCCGTCTCTTGTCGTAATACGCACCTTTCAGGCCGGATGACGTATCGATATGCCGCCTCACATTCGCGGCGTTTTGCTTTCTCGTTGCGAGTCGCAAATTGCAAAGTCTATTGTCGGATCGATCACCATTGATGTGATCTATCTCGGCAGACGGCATCTCTCCATATTCGAAGAACCAAGCCAGCCGATGTGCCAAGTAGCGTCGACTGTGAATTTCTATTTCCCAATAACCACTGCGCATTAAACTTCCAGCACGCGCGCCATAGCGGCATTTATGTCTACTGATCGACCAATGAAAAAATCCCGTGACGGGATCATATGTCAATTCATCAAGCGGATTCATTTGTACATTCTCGCAATGAGAGTCTACCGGCCCGGTCACGAGTCACACGCACTCCGTGCCCCTCGCACTTCTTGGCATCGGCCGGGACCATGGCCTTGAGTGTTTTCTCGGCCTGTTCGGCTTGCCGCTTGGCGGCAATGTTCTCCAGCCAGAGCGATGCTTCGGCGCCCCATGTGTTGTTGCCTTCCATGTCATAGACCTTGCCCGGTATTGGCGGCACCACCGGCCCGTCGATCTTGACCGGCGGTGTGCGTGACTGCACGCAAGCCATGAACGCGGTGGCGCGCTGCCATAACTCCGCGCCGTAGTCCTCGTCCCATTCGACGAGGTCGACGATCGGCTCGCGGGCGCCAAGGACGATCGACAGCGCACATTGTTTCACGCCGGTCATCGCCATCTGCCAGTGCAGTTGCGGCTGATAGCGGCTGACCAACACCTCGAATGGCTCGTGGCCGCCGCAGTGTTTCGTCTCGATCGGACAGCCGTGCAGATCGGACCATCCGTCGAGCGTGCAGGCCGCCCAGCCGTTGGAATGTGCGACGACCTCGCCGCGGCGTGATACCGGGCCGCGCTTGAGGTCAAACCAGTCGAGGTTCAATTGCTCGGTGCATTCGCCGAGCCGCACCGGCCAGACCTCGGACAAGTCTTCCGGCACAAACGCCGGATCGTCGGTCAGTTCCAGATACAACGCCATGATCCGGGCGACATCGGCTACCATCAGGCAGGCCACTCTGCTGGCGGTCAGCTTGCCGCGGCGGGCGTCGATCTGGGCGGGCGTCAGCATCTGTGAGCCACTTCGTAAACGACGACCGCGCCCTGAGCGATGTAACCATCCGCATAGCGGCGAGGCCCGGCAAACACCGCATAGCCGCTGGTGTCGTCGACGCGGTTCATGATTTCGGTGATCGCATCCTGCACTGCATCACGGCTGGCAGCGGTGATCCGGTAAAGCACACGATTGTGCTGATTGGGATCGGGCTCGATCTCAAACACGACGCCATGGGAATTCTTGGCGGTCATTCGCGATATCCCCAACCATACAAGACGGCTGGGCGGCCAGAGGTCGTTCGTCTGGTCTGATAGATCACGCGCCCCATCTCGTCCGCTATCAGTTTGGACGTGTCGCCGAGATACCAGACCTTGACCGGATTGCCGGTAAGCCGGTCGGTGCCAATTTTGTAAAGGCACCGGCGCTTAATGAAGAGGTCAGTGCGAATCCGCGCGCTGATCGACTCGTGTTTTCCTTTGCCGCCAGCTTTTTTGGCAGCGATCTCGCATTCCTCGCATGTCCTGAGCTGTCCGTGCTCGGTCCACGCCTTGAACCATCGTTCACACCGATCCGCCATCGAGCTGGAAAATTCCTCGGCAGCTTCGGCGGCAGAGGCAGAGGTGGCGCTTTCGGCGACGAAGCCAGGGCCGCCCGGATAATGCTTGTTCATTGCCGCTCCGCCTTCGCGCCATGGATTCGATAGTGCTTGATGGCCTTTCGGATCATGTTTTTTCGCTCGCGCATTGTCGTCGGCAAAACGAAACCGAGCCAGCATCGCCGGCATCGGAAAAGTTTTCTTCCTCGTTCAGTTGTTCGGACAAGAGCGCGCATGGGGTCCAAAGGAAGGGGTCCAAAGGATCAATCCTTTGGACCCCAGGTTGCTTACTCGATCACGCGCAGGAAGCCCTTCTTGGTATCGAACTTGATATCCTTGATGGTCTTTTCCTCGCGGAAGGCATTCCAAGCGTAGATACATGCCTGGAAATAGTTCGCCGGCTTGAGTTTGAGATCAGGATCTTTCGTTTCCTTGTCGGAAATATTCTTCAGCCATCCGTCAAGGATCGTCGCTGGCGCGTTGTCCTCATATTCGACGCCACCGCGCGAAACCTGCTCCCAGAAAGTACGCGCGCCGGTTTCGTTCGCTGTAAACGTCGCATACATTGCGCTGACGACCTGGATCTTCCTCATCTCTGGCGTCTTGATGCTGAAGGTGTCGCCGATCCAGCGGATGAAGGAGTGCAGACCAGTTTCGCTGAACAGTTCATATGCCTTGTCGCCGGCGGGGACCGATATGCCTTCGACGCTGCGGCGCCACCAAACAACGCCATCAACGGCAATCTTGGCCGAGGATTTAGGCACTTCTCGCACGGGCTCATAAAGCCCTTGAAATGCACCAGCCACGTCGCCTGACGACCGTCCCGACTTACGATCATCAAACTGCTGGAACAGCTGCGCGAGATCTTCCTCCTTTGCTACTTCATACTCGTCCTGGTGGACTTTAAGCCCTTGGGGAAAATTGCCATTGAGTTCGCACAGCATGGTGCTGCTGTGCTGGCCATTCATCCGCCAACGCTGATTGCCCATCCTTGCGGTAGCCCAGTGGAAAGTCACAAGCTGACACGGGTCAGCCGTGGCCTTTTCCATTAGATGCTTGACGCGATTAGGGTTGAGATCGCGCTCGGTGGGGGATGGAGTGAGTTCGCGAAACTCTTGCGCCAGACTTGGCGTAAGATCCTTTACTTCAGATTTCACTAAGCGAAACATAGGAACGTCCTTTAGGCACAGGGAAAGCCTTTCCGGTGCATGCCGACAACCGGGTGGCTACTTGGTCCATTGATCGACGATTTGCTGAAGTTTTCCGGCAAGATAGGCGACCGTGTTCGGTGACATGGTCGCCATATTCTTTTTGCCTTCGGCTTTCAGGCCGTCGATGATCGGACCGAGTTTCGTAATCAGCTCTTGCGAGCCGATTGTTTGTTTGTTGGGAAAGATGCGGTATTCGGTGTGCTTTCCGACCTGTTTTTGCTCACATTTCAGGCCGTATGCTTTTCTCTTAATAATTTGCTCAAGTGTTGCTATAACGTGGTCTTCGTCGCGGCCGAGTTTTTCCGCAATGGTGCCGGGCTTGTGCCACTTGCCATCCGCAAAGTGTTCTTTGATATCCTGACCAATGTGCGGGCGGCGTTTGGCTTGCAGTGAAAGTTCTTCAGCAATGAGTTTCTGCACAGCGATAAACCGCTGGCGCTCATTGCCGCTCTCTTTTTCTGTTTGCTCCCAGTAACCCCGGAACCGGCGCTCGGTTAGGTTGGAAGGTAAGGATTCTGGATTTATCACCGTGGTGATAAATCGCAGAAAGCTGCCAAACCGAAGATTGTAGTTAACCCACGTCTGCCCTTTACCCTCTCGCTTCGCCAGTTCGTCTTGCGTCCAGCCCGAGTGCAAGAACAGCTTGGCGAGTTCCTGGTCGAAACGCGCGCCGGCATGCTTGCGCTGGTCGGCGAGCTTGGCGCGTTCGGCGTCATACTCGGCAGCGGTCATCCGACTAGTCCGAACAAATGCAATGACGGATTCAGTCACGGTTCTTCTCCCGATGTGCATCGCGCATGGCGGCGAGTTCTTTCCGCCAGTCGTCAAGGTCGTGCTGTGCCCAGAAGATCAGGGTCCGGATCTTGTCCATGGACGCCTGGATGGCATCGCAAGTGGCGATCGCCTTCAGCCTGTCGTGACGCGACAGGTGGTCGACGACATCGCTAATGGGATCGTTGGGGTCTGACGGCACGGCGCGATCTCTCCGAAGGTGGAGAGTTCTCTAGGACAATCCGTCCTAGGCGTCAAGGACTATTTGTCCTAGATATCTTTAGTCTTGCGCTTCCGGTTAACTACCCGCGCCAGCGGGACAATCTCGATTGGAGCCCGACCGCGCCCGGTGAATAACCAGCCAATGTCGATCGCACACACGGTGCAGAATCTGGGAACGAGATAGTGAGGGAGCAGGGAGCGGGTCTCGTATTGCTTATATTTACCCTGGTCTATTTGTAGAACTTCGGCGATTTCGTGCTGCTTCAGCCCGCGGCCGTCCCGCGCTTGCCTCACGCGCTCAATAAACTGCTGCTTATAAATGCTCTCAGAGGTTTCCCCGGCCATGGGATAATTTTGGCCGAGTTTTGCTGTGTAATCGTGGGACACGTTGGTCTTGATTTTTAGGACTGATTGTCCTAAAGGGTTGGCCATGTTCGCACCAACCTCATTCAGATCGATCATCGAACTTTGGCCGTCACCGTCACCGGATTCGATGGCGATGGAAATCGGTGCTGGCATTCCGGCGGTGCGCAAATGGTATCAGCGCGACCGCATTCCGGCTGAGTGGTGGGTAGCCGTTCTCGCTTCGGAGCCGGCAAGAGCCGCTGGTGTGAATGCGGAGACATTGGCGGCATTGGTCGCTCGCGAAACAGCATCCTAATCGCAGAGCGGGGGGCTCATGCGCGGACCATCCAGCAACGCCGCCATTCCAGCAAATCAGATGGCTTCCGAAATGGGGCCATCAATGCCCCGCAACGGGGCCATCATCGCGGTCTTCAAGACTTTATTCCCGCAGCACACACGCAAGGCTTTAGCCCGTCTTTTGGGGCTTTCTGACGGTGCCGCGCGCAAGAAACTAAGCGGCGAGCGCGCCTTCTCATCCGACGAACTCGCCGCACTCCTTCGCTCCGAACATGGGCTCGACTTTCTGGCGGAAATCATGACCGACGCAAAACCGAAATGGTGGGTGATCGTCAACTCGGCGTTCAAGCTCGGCGCCATGCGCCGCCACCGGCAGCACCTACAAGAGGCGATCAATGAAGCCGAACGGCTGGGGGACACGCTGGCCCGAGCGGAAACTGCCTTGGGCATTTGCGACGAGGACTTTCATCGCCCTCAAATTGATGCGCTGGGCGAGATCCGCCGCGGTCTTCGTGGCCCCTTGGCTCGCCGACGATAGGCCATGACATGCCGCAAGCCTGGCCGAACGTGGACTGGACCGACGAACGCCGCGAGCAGGTGCGGCAGCTCTGGGAAGCCGGCTTCACCGCCGGCCAGATCGCGCGGCGGCTCAATATCGGCATCACCCGCAACGCCATCATCGGCCTGGTGCATCGCAACGGGTTCGTGCGGCCACTGACGCGCAAGAAGCCGCGCAAGCCAACGCCGACCAAGAAGAAACGGGCGGCGCCGAAACAGCCACGGCCGGTCGCGGTTCACATCACGCCGCCACCGCCGCCGCCACCTCCCACGCCGATCGGCGAGCTGACCATCGAGCAATTGGACGACCATCATTGCCGCTGGCCGACCGGCGACAGCCCGTTCCGCTACTGCGGCGATCGCAAGCGCGACGGCTCGTCCTATTGCGAAACGCATCACCGGAAAGGAACGCACGGATGAGAACCGGCATGCCGCGTGGCCACCGCATGTTCAAGGGCGCCGACGGCGAGATCCCGATGGACCCGGCCGAGGCAACGGCGCGCGAGACGGCATCGCAACGGATGCTCGAACTGCTGGCCGAGCAGCATCCCGAGCGCGCCACGGTCAGCCATCCGCACGGCACCCGCTCGCCGCGGCGGATGCCGATGCCGCCGACCAGCGGCGGCAGCGTCCAGTCGATCGATTTCGAGGGGTGAACATGAAGCGTCCTTGGATTCCGCTCCATGTCGGCGACTACACAAAGGATACCGGGCATCTGCGCGCCGCCGGCAATGGTGCCTACCTTTCGCTGATCATGCACTACTGGTCGACCGGCGGCTTACCCACCGACGACTACTCGCTCGCCACCATCGCCAAGATGTCCGATCGCGAATGGCTGCAGCACAAACCCACCATCCAGGCTTTTTTTCACGATGGCTGGAAACACAAGCGCATCGACGCCGAGATAGCCCTTGCGGACAAACGCTACGAACGTCGAGCAACGGCCGGCTCAAAGGGCGGAAAAGCTAGAGCAATGCCAGAGCAATGCTCAAGCAATGCTATGCCAATGCAAAAGCAACCTACAACCTACAAAGAACAAGAAGAAAGAAAGGAAGAAAGGAAAGAACGCGCGCGCGAGATGCGCGCTTCGCCTTCCTTCGACGAGTTCTGGCAGATCTACCCCAACAAGGTGGGCAAAAGCGCAGCGCAAAAGGCATTTGCTCGAATAGCCCAGGCGCAAACGACCACCTTTGAAATCCTGATGACCGGCCTGCGTGCCTACGTCGCTAAGACCGACGACCGGCCGTGGTGCAACCCGGCCACGTGGCTCAACCAGGGTCGCTGGGACGACCAACCCGCAGAGGCAATCCATGAAACCAGTAGGCGCCAGCAGCGTAGTCCAATCACCGAAGCACTTGACCGACAGGCTGAACGCTACCGATGCAAGGATGGCGACGGCGACGAAGTACGCGAAAATCTTGTTAGGCTGTTACCGAACAGGTGAGGCCAACGATCCCGAAGTCTACGCTAGCGCGGTCACGCATATCCTCGCGCAATATCCCGAAGACATCATGCGCTCGGTATCCGATCCACTGACCGGCCTACCCAGCAAGATCGAGTGGTTGCCAAAACTTAAAGAGGTGCTCGCCGCTTGCGAGGAAATCGCCGGCTTTCGTCGCCGCATGAGCGAATGGGACCAGCGTACCGCGCAGCAATTGGCGGAGCGTGAAAAACTGGAGCAAGCCGGCCCACGCAAAGTGCCGCAACACATGCTCGATGAATTGGCCGCCGCCGGCCTCACCAAGCAACCGCGACTGCGTGATCTCGAAACGCCGGGCAAGGTGATGGCCAAGTACGGCATCTCGCAAGCGCAATGGGACGCCATTCCAAATGCAAACCCAAAGTGACGTCTACGACGACCGCCGCGAATTGCGCGCCTGGCGGCTCGGCCGTCTCGCCGACCGATGCTTCCTGGCCGAATGCCACCGCCGCCAGCTCGATCCCTACTTCGCCGTGTTGGCGCCGCTCGACGCCATCACCGGCACGGACACGGTAGATGCGAAGGTTCTGCGTCAGGCGATCGCTGACGTTGAAGCTGGCCGGGTGGTCGAGCGTGACGATTTCTGATGGCAAAATTTAACCAACCGAGGAAACCACGATGAACAACATCACGACCAACGGGACCAAGCCGCCGACGCCGAACCTGCCGTCATTCCGCACCCAGGCGATGAACGCCTTCATCGAAAGCCAGCAAACGCGTGAGCACGAACTCGACACGGCCTACCGCGATCTGGCTGACGCGAGGGTTCTGATCCGCAGTCTCGAAACCGAGTTGGAAGGCGTGCGCTCAAACCTCACCCAGGTCGAAAGCCGGATGACGACCGCGATCGCCGAGCGCGACCTCGCCAAGGATCAGCAGGTCAGCCTGGCGACCATCCTCAACTCGATCCAGCACCTACTCGCGCAGGCCGGCGTTCCGACGCTGGCGGCACAAGCCGCCGTCCAAGCCGAAGTTGCGGAAGGTTGACCAATGGCATCGCGCAAAATCCTAGGATCACACGATGCGCCGCCGCTACCACCTGACCTCCGCACCCTTGCCGGTGATCGCGTCCTCTCTGCCATCAACGATCGGCTGAATGGCATTGCTGATACGCTGATCGAATTGCGTGCGCTCGTCCTCGATGTTGTTAACGCTCAGAACCACATAAATGGTTCGCTAGGGGAACCCATCAGGACATTGCGCACCGAGATCAATACTCACCGGCTATACCTCGCCAAACTGCACGATGAAGCAAATGGTGCGGAAGGCTGATGCCGCGGACAACCACCATCACGCTCGACGCCGACCACGCCATCGCGCCGGACGAGTGGTGCGCGAGCTGGGTGCAACGGCGGCTGATCGATGCCTACTCGACGGAACGCCGCCTGCCGCATTTGCGCCAGCGCGCCGTCAGCAACGCCTGGCCGTCGATGGTGATCGAGTTCTCCGACATCGTCGGCCGCGCCACCGAGGCCCGCGAGCAGGTGCTGCATTCCTGGGAATATGCCGGATCAGGCGTCACTGCCGTCGACATCGGAAAGATGGAAGCCGCCCACGACTGGCTGCGCATCATCCTCGCACCGTATCCGGAAGAACGCCTGTGCCTGGCGCAATGGGCGACGGCTATCGCCTATGGGCGATCGCTGCGCCGGTTGCTGCTGAAGCGCCACTGGTCGCGCAGTACGTTCTATCGGTTTGTTTCGGCCGGCGCCCACGTCATCGCGATGGAACTGCAACGGCAGGGAAGGCCCGTCACATGATCGAGATCATCATCGTTCCGGCCGCTAATGGCCGTTACCGCGCCATCCTCGATCGTCGGGAACTCATCATCTCGGCGCGCGAGCCATTCTTCGCCGCCGCCCGAAAACTGCTAGCCGAGGGCGTCTATCCCAATATGCCGATCTGCATGCGGCATGAGGGTAGCAAGACCCGTTCGCTGACCTCGACGGTTGGCAAGGCGGCAAAGTTGGCGGTGATGGAGCGAGACAATGGTGGTGCACCAACCATCATCAAATGGAAGCCGTCTCCTTTCGACACCGTGCGAGCGCCCGTTGAGAATAACGACGAGACCCTACCCGGACAGCGGGCCGCGGAATAACTCACCCAGCATCTTGCGGATGTGTGGAACTTATGGCACCACTAGGACCAGCACCCCATGGTAGAGTGGTGGACTACGTGTAGTGGTCCCCCTACCCAGACAGCCTCCCTCCCAGAACAACGAATCAGCGGCCAACGTCGTGGCAACGAAGGGCTATGTGGTGTGACATCCAAGCGACTACACACCCTCACCATCCCCACCAAGCCACACACACCCGAGTTCCTGTCCTGGTACGGCACCGTTGTTGCCCGTGCCGGTCGTCGGTGTGAAGCCTTCGACCATGCCTACCGCTGCCCCAACAGGTGGCCACAGCATCGCATGTACGCAGTGCCCATCACTGAGGTGAAGGAAGGCATGCAACCCTTTGATCTGTCTAATGGTCAATGCCTTTGTGCATCGCATTATGCGAGCAAGCATGGCACATCCTAAACACCTGTATGACACCGCACGCTGGCGCTATCGCACACGCAAGCAAGCATTGCTGAATGCTAACTATAGGTGTGCCAAGTGTAACGAAGATCTGCACTACACATCACGAGCCCATGTGCATCACATCATAGCAACCGAGTATGCACCGGGGTTGATGTATGATCTGTTTAATCTCGAAGTACTATGCAGGGATTGTCATAACAGAGAACATGATCGAGGTTCATTAGGTTGTGATGTCAACGGTTCGCCGCTCGACCCGGATCATCCTTGGAATACAACTGAATGAAAGGGGGGGCTATCGCGGAAATCGCAAACTCAGCCCGCTACCAGCGCCCCCCCTCTCAAAGCGGGACATAGTTCGGTTTTTTTAAATCCTAGGTTGTTCCCGAAGGGTTAGGGATGGGTCTGCACGGGATAGGTGCGATCAAGGGCAAGAAAAAACCGGACGCTGTGCGAGGGGGTAGTCCTCCACCCTGGGGGAAGAAAACCCTATCGCGGCTCGACCGGGTGCTTGTGTTCCTGGAATTTTTGCCGATCACCAAAGGCAAGTTGGTCGGACACAATCTAGAATTGTTGCCGTCGCAGCGGGCCTTCGTCGAGGACTTGTACGGGCGCGAGGAGGGTCAGGTCCGGCTCGGGATATTTTCCGAACCGCGCGGCAACGGCAAGACCGGATTGATCGCAGGATTGATGCTTTGCCATCTGCTGGGACCGGAAAGCGAGCTGCGCGGCGAGTGTTATTCAGCCGGCATCGACCGGCTGCAGGCCGCGCTGATCTTCAACGAGATGGAAGCGATCATTCACGCGGTGCCGGAATTCAAAGCGCGCTGCAACATCCAACGCTTCCGCAAGATCATCGAGGTGCTGGACGGCGACGGCAAGGGCTCGAAATACGAGTCTCTATCGGCCGACAGCCGGCGGGCGCACGGTTTGGCGCCCAGTTTCTGGGCCTATGACGAGATGGCGCAGGCCAAGGATCGCGTTCTATTCGACAATCTGCAGACCGCGATGGGCAAGCGCCGCCGCTCGCTCGGCGTCGTGATCTCGACGCAGGCTGCGGATAACGATCACGCGCTGTCGCAATTGATCGACGACGTTAAGACCGGCGCCGATCCGTCGATGGTGGTGCATTTGCTGACGGCGCCAACGGATGCCGACCCGTTCGATGCGGACGTAATCCGCAGCGTCAATCCGGCCTTTGGCAAGTTTCTCGACGAGGCCGATGTGCTGGCCGAGGCCGAGCGGGCGCGGCGGATGCCGTCGTTTGAGAGCGCATTTCGCAATTTGCGGTTGAACCAGCGAATTGCGCCGTTCGGGCGCGACCAACTGCTGACGCCGGATGTGTGGTCGCAGGGCGATGCGCCGATCGACGAGGCGATGTTTGGCGATGGCCGGCCGGTTTTCGGTGGGCTCGATTTGTCATCGACGGTCGACCTGACGGCGTTGGTGCTGGCCGCCGAGGACGACGCCGGTAATGTGCATCTGCTGCCGCAGGCGTGGACGCCGGCCGACACGCTGGCGGAACGGATGCTGTATGACCGTGCGCCCTATGATGCCTGGGTACGCGCCGGGCAACTCACTGCGGTGCCGGGCAAAGCGATCGACTACGACTGGGTAGCGATGGCGCTGGCCGATGCCGGCGCGCGGATGAACCTGTGCCAGGTCAACTATGACCGCTGGGGCATCAAGCAGTTCAGCCAGGTGCTCGACCGGCTCGGGATCACGGCACCGCTCGAGCCGATGGGCCAAGGTTTTCAGGATATGTCGCCGGCGGTGAAGACGTTTCAGTTGCTGGCGGTGAGTGGCCGCATCCGGCACGGCAATCATCCGCTGTTGCGCTGGTGCTTTGCCAATGCGGTGGTGACGCGCGATGCCGCCGACAATTGCAAGCTCGACAAGGCAAAGGCGTATGGCCGCATCGACGTTGCGGTGGCGGCGATCATGGCGGTCGGTGCGCTGAAGGCGACGACGGCAACACCGGAATACGACATTGCGGCTTTGATCGGTTAGAAAATCCAGGGAGATCGTCATGCACAAGTTGGCGCCCGATAGCAAAGCATCCGCTGCGACCAAGACCTGCAAGAATTGTCAGGCCGAAATGCCGGCCGAGACTACCAAGTGTCCGAACTGCGGACACCACGTGCCATGACCACAATTTCCGTGAAGCCTGCGGTTTTCACTGCACGCGCCACGACATCCGCTGCCGTCGACCTGACGGGCACCACCGCCGTTGTTGGCCTGGTCATGCCGGCGACATGGACGCCTGCGGTTGTCACCATCCAGGGCTCGCCGGACGGGACGACATTCTACGATCTGCATGACGGCACGCCGGGGACAGAATTGGTTTTCAACGTCTCGCCGAATTCGATGGTGATGCTCAATCCGAACCGGATGCGGTGCTGCAAAGCGGTGAAATTGCGTTCAGGCACCGCGGCGGCGCCGGTCGCACAGAATGCAGCAGTGACGTTTGGCATCGTTGTCGAGAGCTGAAGGACGCCATCCATGCTTTATCAGCAGCGCGCGGCGCCGCCGCCCAGCGGCGAGCCGGATGAATTTGTGTTGTCGGATGGTTCGATTGACCGCATGGGCGACGTGGTCGAGCCGGAAGGATGGCAACTCGACCGGATCAAGAGCGACCCGCCCGTGCTGTTCAACCACGATCGCAACCAGATCGTCGGGCGATGGACCAACATTCGCGTCAAGGAAGGCAAACTGATCGGCCGGATTGTCTGGACCAAATCCGACAAGTGGCCGATGGGATCTTACATCCGCGACCTGGTGCGCGAGGGCATCCTGCGCACCGTGTCGGTCGGGTTTCAGCCGGTTGCTAAGCAGCCGCTTACCAAAGAGGCCGATCCGCGTGACGGCCCATGGCGCTTTACCAGGTCTCAGTTGCTCGAGTGCTCGCTGGTATCGGTTCCGGCAAACCCGAATGCCTTGGCGCTGTCCAAGGATCTGCCGCGCGATGTCCTCGCTACGGTCTTCCGCCAGCCAGCAGGAAGCCCTGACGAGCTGCGTGCGTTTCCCGCCAAGTCAGGCAAAACCATCGTGGAAACGAGAACGAAAATGCAAACCCAGACGATTTCCCAGAAGATCCAGGCGGCCCAGCAAAACCTCAGCATGCTGCGCGAAGGTCTCAACGACCTTGCATCCAAGCAAGATCTCGATGCCGAGGAAAAGAAGCGTTACGAGGAAGATCTGCCGGCGCAGATCGAGGCGGTGCGCCGCGAACTTGATGCCCACCGGCGCGTCGAGCGTTCCCTGGTCGACGATACCACGCCGGCGCCACCGCAGCAGGAAATCCTGCCGCCGCTGCCCACCAACAACACGCCGGTGCAGCCGAGGGATGACGGGCGCAAACTGTTTGCCATTCCGAGGAAGAAGGTCGAGCCGGGCGAATACGTCGCGCGTGCGCTCGCGGCCTGGACCAAGCACCATGTGACCAAGGACCCGCTGGAGAAGATCCTGCGCGATGGTTACGGCAACGACGAGATGACCAACGTGGTGCTGCGCGCCGCGGTTAATCCAGCAATGACCACCGTTGCGACTTGGGCAGCAGAGTTGGTGCAGACCAGCAACGTCGATTTCCTCGATCGCCTGATCCCCAACTTCATCTATCCGCAACTGAAAGCATTGGGGACCAGCTACACCTTCCCCAATGGCACCGGCGTCATGAAAATCCCGGTGCGGGCGGTCACGCCGGCGCTGGCGGGCGCGTGGGTTGGCGAAGGCGCCGCCAAGCCGGTCAAGCGCGCATCATTCTCGACCGTGACGCTGTCGCCGACCAAGCTTGCGGTGATCTCTACCTTCAGCGAAGAAATGGCGATGTACGGACTGCCGTCGATCGAGGGCATCATCCGGCAGGCGATGGCGGACGATACCGGCATTGCGCTCGATACCTACCTGATCGACAACGTCGCGGCCACGGCCGGCGTCCGTCCGGCCGGCCTGCTCAACGGCGTCACGCCGATCACGGCCTCGGCGGCAACACCGGCGACGGTGGCGATGGTGGCCGACCTCAAGGCGTTGGTCGCGGCGATCACCGCGGTCGGCGGCGGCGGCCAGGGCAGGGTGATCGCGCTCTTGGTCAATCCGGCACAGGCGCTTTCGCTCGGGGCCGCGCAGACCACGACCGGGGATTTCCTGTTCAGCAGTCCCTCCGATGCCGCATCCAGGTTCGGCATGAACTTGATCGTCTCGCAGACTGTCCCGGCCGGGCGGGTGATTGCGATCGATGCGGCCGACTTTGCCACGGCATCCGGCGACGTGCCGCGCTTTGCGGTGTCGACCGAGGCAACGTTGCACGAGGAAGACACGTCACCACTCGCACTCGGGTCCGGTGCTCAGGGTTCGGGTGTGCTGGCGGTGCCAATGCGGTCGCTATTCCAGACCGATGCGGTCGCAATCCGCATGAGCATGCATGTGACATGGGCCATGCGGAGGCCTTCGATGGTGCAGACCATCGCAGCCGTGACCTGGTAGGAGGGTCTTCAAGATGGCAGACGAAACCAGACAGATCGACGTGATCATGGGGCCGTATCGCGGGCACCGGCTGACGATGACGACGGCCGATGCCGACAGTGCAATAAATAACCATTGGGCGACTGATCCGGCCGCCGCGCCGGATGATCACCCACATCCGCCGCTCAGCGAGCAGGAGCGGACCGATGCGCTTGCCTCCGCTACTACCTGGGCGCAGGCGCAATGGGACGAGGCGCAAGGCATTGCACCGCCCGACCCGCCGCCGCCGGATGGCGGCGAGGGAGGTGTAACGCGCAGGCGTGCCATGAAGCCGGACGACGAGGGCCACTACAAGACCCGTCAGGTTGAGCCGAAAACCTGATGGCCGGCCTTCTGCAGTCACTGGCGCGGATGGTTGTGCCGCGCCAGAAAGCTAATCCGGCCGGCGAGGGCAACTATCACCCTGGGCCATATACGACATCGCACGGACTGCTGCCGGCGGCGTGGGGGCAGTTTCTCAATTACTGGCAGATGGACTACGACCCGCTATCGCCGGGACAGGGCAACGCGACGGTCGAAGCCTGCGTCTGGGCCTATATCCGGGCGATCGCGCAATTGCCCGGATATCACAAGCGCGCGCGCGATGACGGCGGCACCGATACCATAACAACCTCGGCCCTGGCGCGGCTGTTGCGCTCGCCGAACGATTATCAGACCACCTCCGACTTCCTGGTGCATCTGGTTCGCTCGCTGCTTTACACCGGGAACTCCTATTGGGTGGCGCAACGCAACGCGCGCCAGGAAGTGGTGGCGCTGCACTGGACCAATCCGCGGCTATGCCGGGTGCGCGAGATCAGGATTCCGGGGCAACTCTACGGCGAGATCTTCTACGAGATCGGCGATAATCCGCTGCTCAGCCTGCCGAGCCTGGCCGGCAATCAACTGATCGTGCCGGCGCGCGACGTGCTGCACATCAAGTTGGATACGCGGCGCAATCCACTGATCGGCGAGACCTGGTTGTCGTCACTGGCGCCGGAACTCTCCACCGATGCCGCAATCCATAATGCGTCATCGACATTTTCCGGCAATATGAGCCGTCCGAGCGGCGTGCTGACTACCGATCTGCAGATCAAGCAGCCGGATGTCGAGATGCTGCGCACGCGCTGGAACGAGCAGGCCAAGGGGCTCAACGCCGGCGGTGTGCCGATCCTGACCCACGGGCTTAAGTTCCAGCCGATCTCGATATCGAACCAGGATGCACAGATTATCGAGCAGCAGAAACTCACCGACACCAAGATTGCCGCGGTGTTCGGCGTTCCGGTCATCCTGCTCGGCATCCACCAGACCGTGACGCAGAAGAATTCCGAGGCGATCATGGCGGAATGGCTGGCCTCGGGCCTCGGCTTTGTGATCAACCACATCGAGCAGGGGTTCGACAAGCTGATTGGTCTCGACCAGGTGCCGACCGGGCGCGAATGGACCGAATTCGACACCTATGTGCTGCGGCGCTCGCTGTTCAAGGAGCGCATCGACGGTCTCGCCGCCGGCGTGCTGGGCGGCATCTATTCGCCGAACGAGGCGCGCGCGCTGGAGGGCTATTCCGCGGTCGAGGGTGGCGAGGAACCGCGCGTGCAACAACAGGTGGTGCCGCTGTCGTTTGCGCTTAATCCGCCGGCGCCGCCATCGGGTCCGCCCGCACCGTCGGCACCCGGCGCACCGCCGCCGGCTAATCCGGCAGAGTCGGCGGCCGACCAGCAGTTGACCGCGCTGGACGAGGACGAGCAGGTTGCCAAG